CTTCAACGGCGTTTTTGGTTTGCTGATATTGCGCTTCGAGCTCTTCTTCTTTTGATTTTAAATACTGGTAGGCAGCATACAGTCCGACTGCCGCCGTCAGTGCCAGTCCGACCCAACCGCCGGCAAAGCCAAGTAGCGCACCGCCCACATTGGTTGCCGCTGCGCGGGCTTTTGCTATCGCGAGTGCACCATAAGCTTGCGATAAGCGGACGACGGATGCACTTTCGCCTTCGATTGCGCGTATAGCGATAATGGTTGCTTGCGCGGTGCGCACCTGGGCGCTGGCATTGGCATTAATTGCCACCGTGTTAGCATTGACGGCAAACGTACTGGCTGCCCAAACCGCGGCTTTTTTGACAAGAGGCGCAATCAAATGTACAGTGTAAGCAGTGCCGGCAATAATCACTGCCGCTGCAAGCAAATCAAGATTATCGGCGACAGTAGAAATCGCGCCCGCAACCAGTTTGGAGGCGGAGAGGGTTTTGTCAGTATTGCCGATAAAGTCAAGCCAGCTATTTGCCAGTTTATTTGCCGCGCGCCCGATAGTGAGCGGCAATTGCTCAAATTGACGCTGGACTTCTTCGGTAACTTCTTTGGTCGCTGCGATAATTAACTGCGGCGTGAGTTCGCCTGCCTCCGCCATCTTGCGCAGTTCGCCACGGGTCTTGCCGAGGGATTTTTGCAACACATCCAGCAATATCGGCATTTGTTCGGCGACGGAGTTAAATTCTTCACCGCGCAACGTACCCGCCGCCAAGCCTTGCGACAACTGGATAATCGCAGCTTTGGCTTCTTGTGCTCCCGCACCCGAGATTGCGGTAATTTGTTGGATGGTTTTTGTAAACTGTAACAACTCCGCGCTGTTGGCTTGACTACCAAGCGACCGATAAAGTCGAGTGTAGAGTTCGGCGGTCGCACCAAACACCACACCGGCGTCGTTAGCGATTTGCATAAGCTCGCTAAACGTGCCCTTAGCTTCGGCATTGGACTTAGAGACAAGCTTAATGCGCGCCGCGTAGTTGTTATACTGGTCGATAGTTTGGGTGAGGTTGGTAACAGCAAGATTGCCCAAGGTAAAGCCGATAGCCTGGGTTTTCAGGCGTGCCAACTGCAAGCTGATAGATTCAATGCCCGCGCGGGTTTTACCAAGTTTAGCTGTGGCTTGGTCGGCTTTTTTGCCAAGCTCGTCAATGCCTGCCGCGCCGGCTTTAGCGGAGGTGCCGAGCCCGTCCGCGGCTTTTTTATTGCGTTGCAATTCCGCTTCAAACGCCTTAAAATTGGTCAGCGCGTTTTCAAGGTCGGCTTTGATTTTAAGCGCGAGAGTTAAATTATCAGCCATGGGGGTCCTACAATGTCAGATAAAGAGGTTAATGTAAGCCTAATTGGTTGGGCTATCGTGTTATTGCCGTACGAAATCGGCTTGCTGTTTATGTTGTTCGGGGCGGTCACATTCGGACAAGTATTGTTCTGGGGGACGGCGTTTTACGCATTGATTTTTGTTATCTTCGCCTTTTTCCGCGCCCCGCTTGCCGCGATGCTCGGCATTGTCATTGGCTCCAAGCTCTAAAAATTGACCGCGCTTTTACGCGGTCAACTGGTCTATATAGCCTTGCACTTCCTTGCCACCATTTACACCAAACGATACATCAATCGTTCTGTCGGCGCGCTCCCGGCGCTTGCGCACCAGGGCTTTTTCATAAAACAGTAACAACTGCCGCGCGGTGTAATCGCCAAGCTCAGCAAAATGATGACCGTTGGCAACCAACAACTCTATGATTTCGCCCCAGCCAATACTTGTTGCAGATTGTCTTTTGTCATTTTTTCGATGATTGGCGCAATGGCTTTGCGGGTAAAAAAATCACTGTTTACACACCACCATGCCATCAGTAAATCTTCGCCTTCACGGGCGTTCAAGTTTTCAATAAATTCGGCAGGTTTGCCGATGGACAGCGCAACCAGCTCAACCACATCCTGATAATTCGCGCTTAAGCATTCCATGAGTTCATCAAGATTAAAATCATCTTTAGATTTACCCAGGGTTTGGCGCAGTGACGCAATAAACGGCACAAATTTAGCGTTGTGCTGTAATTGTTGTTTGAGCGTGTATTCTTTCACCTCAATTTTTTCGCCGGCAATAGTGAGCTCGGCGGTCGGAAAGAGGATTTGGAGTTCTTTGTTTTCGCTTTGGTGAGACATGGTTTTAATCCTTTTTTGTTTTTTTAAAAAGCCCGCTCAATCATTGCAGGAGCGACATATTGATTGAGCGGGGAGTGCGCAATCACTACTGCTTAATAGTCACAACACGACCAAAGCGACCAAGCACGCTATCGCCTTTTTTGCTGGTATCTGCCAAGATTTTGGCTTTGGCATCCAATGCGTCAAGTGCGTTATCGTTGTTAATCAGCGCCAACGCATCAGTCGGGTTAAAGTTGATTTTGTACAACTCCACCAAAATCCACTGGTTTTCTTCCGCCAGGTTGACACCCTCGTAGCGTAAAAACAGATCTTTCGGGTTGGAGGTCAGCATCGCTACGTTTTGCACTTCGCCGTAACTGTATTTAACCGTTTCGGTGTTGCCGGATTTATCTTTTAAAAACTCAATGGCGCCAAAGTTTTTATCTACGACGTAATCGGTGTTTTCGACCATATTGCTGATTTCGACATTGCTCACTTTAACGTGTGCCAAGGTCACACGGTCGCCTGCTTTGATTTCTGCCGGTAACGCTTCGCCGGTGACATTGCCGGCGGCGATTGTGGTATGTTCGCCAAGTAACAATAACGCCAGATTATCCCCGCTCAACTGGTGAAATTTAAGGGTCAATTCGCCTGATTTGCCGGTGTTGATTTTGCGCACCTCAAGACGTTGTCCGGAGTAAGATTCTTTATGTTCAAAGCTTTCGGTAGTGAGCGATATACTGGCTTCGGATACATCGCCTACCCAGCGCAGATTTTTGGCCTCACCGTTTGGCAGGCGCTCGGCTAAAAAGACCTTGCCCTGACCATAGCTATAAGTTTCATTGTTCGTCATTATTTTCATCCTCTTTTGGTGTTGGTGTTTGTTGCTCTTTGCGGGTGCTGTCAACTTGTTTTCCCACACCCACTCTTACGATAAATTGCGCGGAGGATTGGTCTAATTCCAACACCTCTCCCGCTTGATACTGCTTGCCCGCGTGTGTATGCGCGGCAGTTAAAATAACTTTCACATCAGCCATATTATCCTCTCTCATAGCTTGGCATCGGCGCTTTAAAGTACATCCCATAAACCGCTACACCCATGCCGCTTTGTGTGTCAGACCACAGATTTTGCACGCTTAACAGCTCAAATGTGCCGCTAGGCTTGAGCGGATAACGATGCAATCCGGCGCTTAAACGCTCGACTAACTGATAGATGCCGACATCATCCTCACGCTGACCATCCAACACATTGGCCACCACATACACCGCCCAGCGGGCTTGTACAATGTGCGGGTTTTCACCCGGCATATGTCCAAGCCATGCGGTATAGACGGCGGGCGGGTTGCTGACAATGCGGGCAACTGCCGAATCGTCCCAGTGCCCGGGGTGTGATGTGACCTCATGTAACATGTCGCCGCAAAGCGCACGGATTCGCGCCTGTAGCGCGTCACTGGTTTTCGCAATATTGCTCATCAGATAAATCCTTTGGCGCTCTCCCGCGCCCACACCGAACCTGCCGATTGAATCATTGCTACATTATCGCCTTCTACCGTTTGGCCCTGTTCGCTGATACCGAGCGAGATAGTGCCGCTTGCGACCTTTTCTAAATAGCGGATACTATCGTCATAGTCGCGGCGTGCCTGGTCGGTAGCGTGATTTTTTTCCAAAAAATATCGCGCGATATAGCAACAATGACGCTCTAATACCGCCGGCACGCTTTTAAGCGGCAGGGTATAACGCCCGGCAAGATAACTGTCGATAGTCTGCGAGGCATCATCCAACGCCTCCGCAACTTTCGCGCTGTCGGCACTGCCAGCAAGCGTTTTAATGCTTTGCTCGCCGTAGCGCTTAACTAATCCTTCGGCTGTGGCGTAGGGCATTATTGCGCATCCTGTGTTGTTTTAAGGGCGTCAGCCAATAATGCGACCAAATCTGCTTTCACCGCGTTTGCGGCAAATTGCACGCCGCGCTCGCTTAATTTGGCTTTCAGTTGCTCAACCGTAAGGCTGTTTAAATCGGCGGGTAATGCGTCATCCGCGGATTTTGCTGTATCTGCCCCATTAGCCTCTTGTGCTACTTGTTGCGCGGTTTCATCTTGAGCTTTGCCCGCAGGTGTAGGATTGCCGTCTGTATCAGCTTCTTGCATTGGTTCAGCTTGTCCGACAACCAACCGGGGGTCGTTTTGCAGCGCGGCAACTTGTGCTGCGCTAAGCCCGCTAAGTGTGCTTTCGCCCAGCGGCAAAATGTGACCGGCGCGGCAGTAACCGCTTTTAATACGGTTTTGTACCGTGATTTTAAAACGTTCAACCATTTCATTTTTGTCCTTAAATTGCATTTAAACGGGGTTTAAAGTGCGGTTAAAATCCACCGCACTTGTTAGTCAACGGTTACAGATAATCCGCCACAACCAGCTCAAGTTTTAAGTTGCGCAATTCGTTGTCCACGGTCGCACCGTTTTCAACGCGGAATGCACGTTCTAAAAGCTTGGTCGCTTCTTCCTGTAAATCGACCGGCACCACGATATGGGTTGGTTTAATACCCAATTTGTGACCGCCGTCGCCTTCAACCTTGCGCATCGCTTTAATCGCTTTCCACAGGTTTTCGGCGGTTAATTTACCTTTGACGGCATGCGCCATCTGCCAAAAGCCGTAGCCCACGTTGCAACGCGAGTCCACGCCGTAGGTGTAGGTGTTTTGCATAAATACCTTTTCTGCGTTGGCGTCCGTGATTTGTGCAGGCGTCGGGGCTTTGCGATTTTGGAAGATAATCGGTTTTAACGCACGGGAGCAGTCAAGCAAGTACCATGCGCCATCCTCGGTCACGTTTGTGCCGTCGTCGGTGATGTTGCTCACGGTTACCGGGTCGGTGCCGTCCGGGTTCTTCCCGACCGGGTGGTCGGTGTCGAAAAAGTATTGGCTGTCGTAGCAAGCGGTTTTAAAGCCGGCTTTTAGTGCGCCAAATACCAACTCATCGGGCTGTTCACCGGCGGAGCGCCCCAGTTCGGTGACAAGCGGGGCGTAGACGCCGATGTTGTCATCTTCGATATCGGTGCGCTGGATTTCAACGCCGGATGCCCAGTCTTTGTTAACTACTGCATAGCCATGGGACTGGATAGCGGTAATGGCACGTTTGCCCACCCATTCGGTGAGTTTTGGCATTTGACCAAGCCAGGTGTAAGTATTGCTTTTGGTTGTCGAGTTAACTATGGTTGCGATTTTGGTGTATTGGCTCGGTGCTTTTGCCAAGCCTTCGCGAAAGTTTTTGCCCAAACCGGTAAATAGGGCTTTAACAATATCCGGGGTTACATTAGCCATTGTTAGCTTCCTTTTCTTTTGCAAAATCGTCTTCACTGATACCTAACAATTTTGCGACTTCTTTTTCTTCGGCGGATAATACCGCCACGTTTGTTTGTTTCGGTTTATCCAGCGCTTGGGTTTGTTGCGCGGACAGCACCGCAAGTTGCGGGCGCGCATCAAGCATAGCGGATAATGCGGCAACGCCTTGTTGTTTGCCGAAATCGGTTAAATAATCCACTTCAGATTCCAACACGCGGCCTTCATTTTTCGCTTTCGCAATGGCTTGCGCCACGTCGGTGTCGTTAGTCTTCGCGGATAACACGGCAAGCTGTTGCACGGTGGCATCATAGGTTGCTTTCGGCACGTATTTGCTTAAATCCACATCATTGATTTTGGCGCTTAACGCTGCCACCTGAGTTTCTGCTGTCGCTTTGGCACTAGTAATACCGTCTAACGCCGACAGTGCGGTTTGTGCCTGCTCTTCGGTGAGTTCCGCGTTGTCTTCCACGGTTACACCCAGTTTGCCAAGCAACTGTTTTAACAATGCATTCATTGTTTTCTCCTTGGTTGGGGGTTGTTTAAATTCTGCCGACAGCACCGCCAAACGCTTCATCCCGGTAACGCCCGGGTCGTTAGTCAGTGCCGCCATTCTTAACTCGAGCGGTTCGCCTTTGTCGTCATAGGGGAATACCGCGCTTAAAAAGGCAAATTCGCCGTTTTTGATGTGTTCAAAAGCTTTCGGCGTCCAGCGCGGCTTGATAAACAACCCCTGGCGGGTGTCGTCATCAAACCACTTTATCTCGTCGGCATTAAACCAGCCGGCGGCGAGTACCTGGCCCGCACCTTCGCCTCTTTTGGCTTTTAAAATGCTTTCGTGTTCGTAATCGACTAATACGTCTTGCTTGAGTGCGCGCACCCGGTCGATTAAGCGATTGGCAATTTGCTCGTCGAGATACCAATGCGCAACATCCTGCGGGGAGCCGTCGCGGGAACGAAATTCGCCTTTCGGCAGTAACTGTTGCCAGCCGTCTGCCGAGGTGGTGTTGATTTGCGCCGTTAAAACGGCAATTGGGTGATTTATTGTTTCCATGGCGCAAATAATGAGCTTTTGAGGGGTATCTTAGGGTTTGGGGGGTGTCGCACATTTCACCCCGTTAATTTGGGGTGATTTTATTCAGATTTGAGAAATTTAATTAAGATTAGATTTGCTATCGCGTTTAAGAGGGGTTTAAGAGCGTTTAAGTGCGTTTAAAAATCAAAGTCGGTAGATTGGTTAGGGTTAATGCGTTTTAATCGCGCCAGGCGCTTCTGATTGCGTTTTTTAAAATGTCTTTAATTTCTTCCACGCCGTCCTCAGAAATGCCTAAAAACGGGCGGGCTTTCATTTTTTTAGTGCCGAGCTGATGATATACGCCGTAGGACTCCGATACACCCACGGCCGCGAAGTCGTCGCCGTAGTCAATATTGAGGCTGTTAATCAATGTGCCGATGCGGTGTAATATCTTACCATCATAACCTTGCGCATGCCGACTTTTTTTATACGCGGGGTCGAGTTCTTGCCAGGCTTTACCTTGCGGCGAGCATTCACCTTCAAAGGCGTCTTCGGCATCTTCGCGCAGTACATTCGCCATTTTACGGGTAATGCCGTCGGACTTGCCCAACTGCACTAATCTAGCAAAAGCGCCGTGGACAATACGCAGGTCTTTTTCGTCAAATTTTATATCAAGTTCCACTTGACTTTCCTTTTTGGGTGTAATCTAATTATTGTATTGGTTGTGTCGACTAATGGTAAGTCAGCGAGCAGTCGCGGTATTGTGGGTTCGACCCCCATCACAACCGGACAAGGGCGGATTGATTCCGCCCTTTGTTATTTTATCACGATATAATTCCCGCCGCGGATAGCGTCTTTAATGATGTTAAAATCCGTCACTCTGTAAGCGTTAATTACCGCATCAACTTTTTCTCTCGGGGCGATCTTATCTTTATTCGGTGCGTCAACAATAATTTTTATTGTTCTCTCCTTATTGATATAAATCAAGTTACTGTTTTGTTTATCCCATAACACTATTTCAGGGTTGGCAATAATGCGGGATATGCCGGCATATTCAGCCGCACTTAATGCTGTGCCTTTAGCTTGGTGTTTTGTGCTATCCGCATGCTGTAAACGTCGCTCTGTCATCACTAACAAGCGCTGTGATGATTTCTCCCCTCCCGATAAACTGGCGACACTGTCCGCAATATCTTCACTAATAATGCCCGCCGAAATATAACGCTGGCTCGCACCGAGCTTACCAAGATTACTATACACCCAACTTGCAAACGCCTGATGGCGTGCTTCGCTGTTATTGATAGCTTGGATAGTCTGTGCACGCAAATCACGGTTTCCCGTTTGTAAAATTTTGCGGATTAACGCCGCATCATTGCCCACCGCACTTTTGCCCACGTTATAGCCCCAGCCGGCATCCGTGGTAATGGTGCCTTTATCGGTGGTAAGACTATAGACACGGGCGTGGGTTTCTTCGCCGGTGGCTTTATCTACTCCGGCAAGCGCCCAGCTCTGCTTAATTTTGCCCTCCGAGCGGCTGACTTCAAGTCCGAGTTTTTGCAATCGTTTTTTGCTTAATGCGCGCACCCGGCAACGACAATTAATCCCATTGGGCGGATACATCACATCCCAAATCGGGTCGTCAAAACGATAGACCTTCTCGTGTAATGCTAAATGGCTTGCGCGGGTGCGGCTGTCTTTAATTGCCAGATATTGCCAGTAGGGCTGCTCGTCTGCGTTTGCCACTTGCTCGGCGTAGCGTGCGGCATGATAAGCGGTGATTTTGTTGGTGCGTAAAATCGTCTTTAAGCGGCGCGGACTGCCGAGCTGGATTGTCTGCTCGGTGCCGTTGAGATTAGACACTTTGGTTTTACCCCACCATCCCAACGCTTGCAGCTTCGGGCGCAGGTTGTTGATGTATTCCTGCTCCGGGATGCCTTTCTGGATGGCTTCTACTGTCGCCGTGCGAATCGTCTCTAAAATGTCCATGCGTGTGACTTTTGCTACGGTAAATGCGCGCGCGTGGGCGTCTTCCAAGGCTTCCTGCCAGTTCCAGGTGATTTTATATCCCTTGGCGTTGAGATAATCAACGGCAAGCTTCGGCTCCATACGCAACAACTCGCGCATATTAAGACTATCGGTTGGCATGTAAGCGTCCTATTAAGTCACTGACAAAGATGGCACGGGTCAGCATTTGCTCCAATGCGTCATCGTCTAAATCGGCGTAAAGCGTGGCAATGCGCTCCTGGGCGTACTCATAACCGCCTGTGTGTAATGCGTCAACTACAGGCTTTAACATCGGATCAATCACCGATTCGTATTCTTCTGCCGTCGGCTCCAGCTCGTCAATCAGGTCGTCCGGGTCGCGGTGGATGGCCTTAATTTTACCCGGCGCAGCCGCACTTAACACCGCCTTTTTAGTTAATTGTGCAGGCTCGTCGGCTTTGGTGCGGCTTAAAATCTCTTCATCTTTGGCGGCAAGCGGGATTTGCATTTTATCGTGCGCCCATTGCGTTGGGATCCTAAATCCGATGTCAACCAGCTTACTTAATCCCTCGCCAAAGCTATTAATATCTTCGCTTTCTGATGTATCAAATTCAAAGCGCGGGATGCGGCGCACATCGTTAAATGACTTACTGTTAAGCACATAAAGCGGATAGACCAAATCGCGTGTAAGGGTCGCCTGTAGCCGTTTTAAATCGGCGTCGCGTAATTCTTGGCGCACTTCGTTGTGCACGTTGCCAAGCGCATTGGTTGAGGTTTTGCCGTCGGATTGGGTGGTCAGCGTGCCACCCAAAATGGCTTTTGACATGGATTTTTCCGCCCACTCAATCATCGCCATAAATTCATCAGCATTGCCTTCCGCCGCTTTAGCAAATTCAATATCCATCCCGCGTGGGATAATCCCGCCTGCATTGTGCCCGATACTCATCACCGCGCGTAACAGCGTGTTTTTCTCGTTGTTGGTTGCACCTTCCGGGTATTTGCCGAGGCGTAACGGCAAGCCGTAAATTTCTAAAAACTCGGCAAAATCGCGCGCCGAATAGTTACGATAAATAAAGGCCCATACCAGCGTGCGAACAAGCCCTATGCGGGATAAATAGCCCGTTTTGGCTTTAGCAATATGGGTTATCCAACCAAATTTAGCCAGCTCCACGCCGTCTGCCGTGCCGTCACGCAAGCGTAATTGATTGCGCTCATACTGCGGCGTCATAAACCATGCCGGGTCGCGCCATTGCACCTCGCGAATAAGCTTCATGCCGTCCACCAGATTCGGCTCCCATTGGATTTCCTGGCAACTAAAGCCTTTTAAAATGGCGTCTGTCGCGTCAAAAATACAATCGTCCAGCCATACGGCATCGCGCAGAATTTCTTCAATCATTTGCGCGTCGCGTTGTTCGCCCGCGCTGGCATTCGGCGGAGGTGTGATTTGCCAATCCACAGTTAAAATCGCATTACGGCGCTTGCCGAGTTCGGATTGTAAATGGGAGTCTTTTTCTTCCATGTCTTCGGCGAGTTCACATTGTCCCACCAGGTCGCCTTGTTCTGCCGCGCGCAACAGTGTTGCCGCTTTGGAGGGGGTCAGTCCACTTGCCGGGTGCTCGCTGTAATGGCGCACAAGCCATCCCAGGCGGCTATCGTTTTCCGTTTGCAGGCTGTCATCAAAAGTAAACGGGTTGCCGTGGATGTCTAAAATTTTGCTTTGCATAACTAATCCTTAAATATTGTCCCAGTCGGAACCAAATTGCGCGTCTAAGTCGTCCATTTCGCTGTTTGAATAGTCAAAACTGCGTCCGTTGTTGTCGTCCGAGTGTTTCCCCGGGAGCGGGGTAAAATCAATCTCGCCGCCCGTCATATAGCTTGCCCGCACCGCCATGCAATAAGACACCGCGCTGTCGCCGTGGCGTTGTCCGGTCTTGCCTTGATTGCGGTTGCGGTCGATTTTCGGCACGCCGTTAATCACCACAATATGCCCCTGGTCGAGGATGATTTCTTCGTCCTGCGGGATTTGGATAAGCCCGCTTTCATACAGCGCTTTATATTTAGGCATCCATTCGCGATACCATTTATCATTTAATTGCACTGTCTCGACCATACTTGCTCCGTAACGCAACAACACCGCCTCGGCTAAATAGCCGCCGTTGCCGGTGGCATCAAACGCCGCACCGATAAAGCGCGGGATGTGTTGCAAGATAAACAGGGCGATTTGTTTTTGTTGTTCATACGGACAATTACGCACTTCAAAAGTAATTGCCATGTCGCGCCCCGAATCGGGGCGCACGGCGCACACCGAAAACACACTCAAGTCGCCTTTACGGGCAAAGTCACAACCGAAAGAGTGGCGTTGCGCTTTATCCAGCGCGTCTAAGTGTGGTAATACCTCTTTAATCAGCCATTGGTTGGTGAGCGTAATGCGCTCCGATTCGCTCCAGTCCATAAATTTGCTGTCGCATTCAAATGCGAGCTTAATCATGTCCGGATTTGCCGCGCGGTCAACTAACGGACGCGGAATATAGCCGCCGGAGCTTCGTTTCGGCACGCAGTAATATTCTTCCAGGGCGTCTTCTTCACTTGCGGTGTTTTTAAGTAAATCCGCTTTCCATTTATCTTCTTTTTCTTGCGTCCATTCCTGTTTTGACACCTGACAGATGCGCTTATAAAGCCCTTCGGCGCAAGCGTCCTCAAGGGTGATTGTATGCACGGAATAATCTTTCCACCCGGCGCGACTATCCAGAATCAACTGATTAAACAGATTATCTACGCCGTTGTGGGTTGATATAATGCGCACTTTTGCACCCCACATAGTCAATGCCAATGCTGCTTTCAGCACTTCCGCAAGTTGCTCGTGGAACGCCGCTTCATCAATAACCACCACTCCCTGCATACCGCGCAGATTTTTAGGATTGCTAGATAGCGCCTTGATTTTAAAACCGGAGGCAAAGTAAATCACATAAGTGAGGATATCTTTACCTTCGTCTTGGATGATTTCTTGTTGTATTTCGCCTGCGGCGTAGTTAAAGGCTTTTGCCCACATGGCGACCGCGTCGATAAATTCGCGCGCCATCTCTTTATTGGAGCCTATGTAGAACACATCGGAACCGCCAGCAGACTTAGTAAGACTAGCAATTAATGCGCAATCCGCCGCTTCCGCCCAGGTCAACCCGGTACGACGTGATTTTTCGGCAATTTTTAATTGCGAATTATCGGCAATCCAGCGCTTTTGATAACCCAACAATAATTCGTTCGGGTCAAATGGGATAAAATCAGGGAAAAGAGCGCTTGTAACGGCGCTCTTTTTTAAATCCTGTAAGGTTTCGTACATTATGCGATACCTAGAATTTCAAGTTTTAATTGCGCGGCGGTTTCTTTTGATATACCCGCCTTGGCGATAACCTTTTCCGCCGTTTCTGCGGCAAGTTGAGCCATCTCTTTACGAATTTTGCGCTCACGCTCTTCGTTAATGGATTGCGCCTGCTCAATGCGGTTGGCAACCAATGCAAGCTGATTAATCACTTTCGGATCAACATCATCCATTTCGCCTAAATTCATCGCTTTATGGAAGGCGATGATTTTAACCGTTTCCATTAATAATTTGCCCAAATCCGACTCCGACTTTTTACTCTCGCCGAATTGCTTCGTCCAAACCTCCGCAACTTCTCGGCTTTCACGGATTTTAGCGCCTATTTTTTCCATTTTACTGGCATAGCGGTTAAGCCCTGTTTTGCTTAAAAGTGCGGTTTCGGGCAAGCCGCAATCGCGGATTAAATCGTTGATTTCTTGTAAAATTTCGGCTTGCGAAAACATTTTATCGCGCAACATCATCGCCAAGCGGGTTTTGATATCCGGCGGCAGTAAATCCACTTTTGATGCTCGCCCACGGGTGGTTTTATCGCTCATTTAAAGCCCCTTTAAAGTTGGTTTAAAGGTACGGTGACGGGCGTTTCACGCCGTCCACGATAACGCGCCCTTGTGCCACATCAAGCCCGCGCTGGGTGATGACAAGCACGAAAAAATCACCCTTGCCGGTGTCGATGCGCTTAATTTTGACTAAGCCTTGTTCTTCAAGCCAAAGAGCATGATTACGCACTAAATCACGGCTGATGCTATGCCCAAAGGCGTGCAGCACATCTTGCAAAATGGATTCGTTTGCGTCGTAGCCGTCCTCGGCAAGGGTGCGGAGCATCACCAGCCGCTGGTCTTTGGTAAAAATGTCGTACATGGTTTATTCCTTGCGATTTAAAACTTTATCTTCCAGTAACAAGGCGGTTTGACGACCGATGGCGCTTAATGTAGCGTTAGTCGCCCTGGTTTCACCTTCAATTTTGGTCATTAAGTTTTGTAAAGTGGCAAAATCTTTTGCAGTCGGCAATTCCCCCACTTTGATTTCCATTTTGGTCAACCGCTCATCGTTTTTTTCAATGCCATCGCGGAGTGCGTAAATATCCGCCTTTTTGGCGTATTTACTGTCCATCTTAAGCCAAAACAGGGTGCCGATAACGCCGAAAAGGGTGGCGATAATGCTCCAGTTTTTCTGGATAAAAGCGATAATTTCCATCATTTTTGAGATTCTTCATGTAGTTGTTGGCAACTTATGCAACGCACACAGTGCGGCATGGCTTTAACCCGTGAAGGGTGGATAAGCACCCCGCAATCGATGCAATAGCGTGCGGTGTTCATAGCGACGGCAAATTGTTGCGCAGATACCTGTTGTTTACGCCAGTTCGCCCAGATGATTTCTTGCCGTTGTTGAGTTTTATCGACGATGTCATTCATTGATTTGCTGTTCCTTTTCGCAAATGGCGCGATAGGTTTTGTTATGCGCCAACACCTGGCGCAAAGTGCCGGTGGTGTCTTTTTCCGAGGCTTTGATAATCGCAAAGCCGGCGCAACTGTTATTCGGCGCGTAAGTCGCCGTTTTGACGCAGCTCATCAATAACAGCGTCACGACCAAGACTATTAGTTGTTTCATCGTTTTTTTGTTTTACCTTGTAATTTTTAACTTGCTTCTCAATAATCACTTTTTCGGTTTTTAACTGTTGATTCTGTGTGGTTAATTCCGCATTGGCGCGCGCCAGTTCTTGTGCGCGGGCTTTGATTTTATGGATCTGCCAGTAAACATACCCGACAACGACCAAAACAGCGGCGGTAATAGCGCCGGTTAAACTTAAACTAATCATAATTAGGCTCTCTGTGTTTGTTGCGATTTAATGCGTTGGCAAAGCCCTTGGTTGCCGCGCCGCCTGCGCAAAAAATGGCAAAGTACATAAACATCTCCGGCACATAAGGACGGTCAACCCATGCGCAAAAGCAGAGGATAACGGCCATTAAAATCGCGCCGAAAAACTGGATAAATGCAGTTGTGGACAATCGCCCGTCCGCGTTAGTGTAAAGTTGTGAAAACATCAGTAGCTCCATAACAGGTATAAATATTGTGTTGCACTGCGCCCGCCATCTTTAGCGACCATTGTGTTTTTTTACACGCTTACTCATTTCGGCTTGTCAATAAGTTGGCATTCGTAGATAAAATTGCCAACTCTAAACATACCCATTTTTTGGCAGTCATCACCGATTGATAACATGACCAAACAAATAACGATACACAGAGCCGACAGAGCGTAACAAACCGAGCAGATGATGTAATCACTAAGCGCTATCGTGCCTATAACCGCAAATCCAATAGCCAATAATATTGCAACCCACATAACTTACCCCTTAAATAAATGGTCAAAATTAATCACCTGCTCGCTATCAAGCCATGCCCACACATCAAAGCACGGGCAATCTTTAATCCATTCGCCGGGTGTGATGGTGCCATCGCCGTTTAAATCCGGGCTTAAATCACGATGTCCACAAATACGAGCACTGGGATGTTGACTTTCGAGCTTGCGTAAGAGTTTGTGCAGTGCAATCCACTGCGCCTCGGTGTATTGGCCGTGGTTTTTGCCTGTTTTGGTGACGCCACCGACCAGGCAAATGCCTACAGAGTGTTGGTTGTGGCCTTTTACATGCGCCCCGCCTTCGCCCACTTGGCGCCCGGTTTCCACGGTGCCGTCGGTGTCAACAACAAAGTGGTAACCGATGTGCGGCAGGTGCGGGTTAAATGCACGTAGGCGCGTGCTATCGCGCTTAAATCCGCGCTCTTTATGCCATTCATCAATGCGTTGGGCGGCGGTTTGATTAGTAGTGCGTAGCGACTTGCCGTTACGCGTTGCAGAGCAATGGATGACGATTGTATGGATAGGTAGAGACACAAAAAAACTCCCTTTAAATTAACTTTAAAGGGAGTGTAAACAACTAAGAGCGTTTTGTGGATTTGTGGAGTGTAAAACAGTTTTAATAAGGTAATTCAGGTTGATGGCGACGTCTTATCAGCTTGCGTTGTTTACGGATAATATCGTATATGTGAGGTTCAGACAAGCCGTAACGCTCGCTTAATTGCTTCATATTCTTGCCGTTAAAGTCTTCGTAGATTGCATAATCGCGCAATGCCGCTTTGATCCTGTCGCCATTCGGCAGATAAATAGCGCGCCCGCCCATGTAGTGAGAGATAGCAATCACGATTTTTTCAATCATTTTGTTTTCGACCGCCAAGCCTTGGCGCTTGATTTCTGCTTTAATTAACGCAATAAGCTCGGCTAAAACGCTGTTCCAAGCTTTACTTAATTCATCATCCGGGATATTGTCGAGCTTATCAAACAACTGCCCGAGCATTTCGTGATCGTCTGCAAATAAATCGTCTTGATTGTTGCTCATTTTGTATATCTCCCCATCCATTTTTTTAAGATTTCCAGCAGTTTCATGGCTTCGCCATCGTCCAGACTCTGTACGTTGAGTTTAATCACTTTGCGATTGCCCTTTTTAAACAATTGATTGTGCATAAACCGATTTAAAGCCTGCTCAGAACCTTCTTTTACAATGCCGATTTTGTACATTTGTATCCACATGGCGCGGATTTTATGCGTGATACGTGATTTGACCGGCGCGTGTTCGGTTACCGGCGACATACCGCGTTTTACTTGCGGTTTAAAGCCTTTTTGTTTCATCAGATCATAAACTTTTAACAGTTCGGCGATAGTCATTTTTGTGCTGCTGGTTTTGCCTGTGGTGCGCTCAAGCAAAATGCGGTAGCTTAATTCGTCAATGCCAAGTTTGCTCTTTGCAATATGGATAAGCTGGATTAATTTAGGTTTATTTAGCTTCACAGTTTGCATTTTTCCATTCCTTCCAAATTTTATACTGCGGCATATCTTTTACTAAATCAATATGACCGATGGCGGCATAACGTTCAATATATTGGATAGCGTCAGTTTGTTTGTCTTCTGCCTGTTCTTGCGCAGTTTTCACCGAACTTTTGCCTTCGTTACGCACGACGGCAAACAACGGTTTAGCCCCTTCATAGACTTTTTTCAAATAGTTGTGATTGGTCAAAGCCACCACATTTCGGCTTTCACGACGGTTTTTCATGACCCCGTTCACCGTTTCGGTGAGTGCGTGAGAGAGTAGCGGGCTCGGCTGATACATCTCCAGCACTTCTTGCATTAATTTGAGTGCGCGAGCGTTGGATAACGCCGATTTATCGGGTCTAAACAGGGCAATATAACTGACCAACGCGCGGGCATTGTCGCCGCGCAGATTCGTGATAATGCCTAACATCTGACGCCCAGCATCATCTTCTAACAGCGCGTCCAGATGGATGTCGCTGTGGCAGATAGGGCAACGGCATAGTTTCACTTTTAAAGCTCCTTTAAACTTGGTTTAAAACACATTATTCAGCCCACTTAAATCCCCCTCTTTGGTAAAGGGGGGTTAGGGGAGATTTGAATGGGCTGTAAATAGGCTTTATTTTCTCGGCAAGTCCGAAACTGCCTCAAAAGGTAATAGTTCGTTGCTGCCTATATCCATCTCTAATGTATCCAATTCCCAATATTTGCATTCTTTGCCCTTGCATAACTTAGCAGATTCACAGTATCTGATGGTTGTAACCATGCTATGTGACACTAATACGCGTTCTCCCACAGACGGCAATCGCTCAGAACACTTAATCCATCCATTGTTTT